AATACGCACTCACTTTCCTGTATTTGATTTTTTCGACTGTTTATTCAATTTTATCACGGGCGCGGTGGAAAGTCCATCCTTTTGAGATGAAAGATTTTTGGTGCTCCAGCGGGGATTTCCCCTGCCGGGGATAAACTTCGACTCCCCGGGAGCAGCCAGAAAAAAATCTCCTCGCCTTTTGGCGAGGAGATTTTTTGGTGCTCCAGCGGGGATTTCCCCTATCGGGGATGAACTTCGACTCCCCGGGAGCAGCCGGAAAAAAATTCTCCCGCCGAAAGGCGAGAGAATTTTTTTGGTGCTCCAGCGGGGATTTCCCCTATCGGGGATGAACTTCGACTCTCCGGGAGCAGCCGGAAAAAAATTCTCCCGCCGAAAGGCGAGAGAATTTTTTTGGTGCTCCAGCGGGGATTCGAACCCCAATAAAATCTAGTGTTTTCAGCGGTTATCTCCGTTTGACAACACTTTTGACAACTTTACGTTGCGTTTTACGTACCGGTTGACCTTGTTGTGAACCTGCTGTTTGCGCTTGTCCTCCAGGTCGGTGTAGATGTCCTGCGTCATTGCGACGGTTGAGTGCCCGAGCAAGTATTGCGCGTCCTTGACGTCGATATTCGCACTGTGCAGCATGGAGGCGTATGCGTGCCGGAGCTGGTGTGCGGTCGATTGGATGCCGTGGCTCTGCTGGTATTTTTTCAGGCCGGATTCCAACTCCGTTTTTGTCGGCAAGCCGTCCGGGAAGAAGATGAATGTCTCCGGGTCATCATAGTGCGGCAGAATCTCGATGACGTTATCCGGCAGGTCTAGGTAGCGCACGCCGGCTTCGGTCTTGGGGGCTTTGAGAACAGGCTTTCGTGTGTCAGAATATGCAACGGCACGCGCGACGCGTGCAGTCCGCGTATCGAGATCAATATCTTTTTGCTTCAGTGCAGCGGCTTCTCCGCGGCGCGCTCCCGTGTATGCCATGAAATACGACATTCGTGCGAACAGACTCTCTGTCTTGGATTCTTCGATTTTCTGCAGGTCGTCCGGCGGCGTCGGCTTTCTGGGTACGCGCGGGTTTCCCTTTGGGGTCGGAATCCCGATGCAGGGGTTTGCATCAATATCGCCGCAAAGAAAGGCGTAGTTGAGGATCTGCCGTATCACGGACTTTGTGTTGTTGATGACCTTCTGCGAGTAGCCACGCGCGGCGAAGCGCTGCAGGAAGACGACGATCTGGTGACCGGTGATGTCCGTGACATACTGGTCGCCGAAAGCGTCCACAGCGCGATTCTTTGCTGTTCTGTAACCGCATACGGTGTTTGGAGACAGGCGCGGTTCGCACTGCTCCCACCAGTCATCGGCGACGGCCTCGAATGTACGGCCATTGTCCGCTGCCTCGTTCGCGTGCTTTTCGCACTCACGGATATAGTCGTCACGCTTTTGCTCGACTTCTTTGTCGGTTTTTCCATAGAAATACTTTCGCTCGCCATTGATGGTGTCAGACAGGACGATGCGGCCATCTTTGCGCAGCGTGTATTTTGTCCTTTTTCTTGCCATTGGTGTCTCCCTTCCTTGAAAAGCGGGGAGAGATATGCTACTATGAGAATGACATGATCCTCTGCACATCTCTGCTTTTCAGAATGTGTTCCCGGAGGAACAAATGGCCATCTCGGTGTTGCGGCGCCGGGGCGGTTTTGTATAAGAATGAAATGTTCGGAAATTTGTAAAGAGAACAGTGCGATGAAATGTTGAATTACAAAAACGCTTGATTTTGAAATTTAACTGTTTCCCTAGAGCACTGCACCAGTGAAAGGAATGGATTCTTACGAGGAGTAAAGAGAGCGAGCAGTCAAGTGCAAAAATGCACATATTTGTTAAAGTTAGACAACCAAAGATAGTAAATTATGTGCAATTAGATGTTTACATTTCCGAGAAAAAAGCATAAAATATAACCGTAGGATGTTTATCATCCTATGCAAGATAAGAAACACATGTTTCGTCATCTCGCGTCCACCCCGCAACTGCCGCCTGTCGCCAGCGGCCAATAAGAGTGCGACTTGCTTACGATTGCCGCCCGCCTGCGTGCGGCATACAAGTGCAGGCTTGCAACACACGAAGCCCTCTGCAGAAAGCGGGGGGCTTCTGCATTATAGACAGAGGAGAAGCCTATGCAGTTGGTTGCGCATGGCCTTTATACGGTTAAAGACCGATACTTCACCGAATTTGGGAACGGATACTGGGTTGACAATAAGCAGGAAGGAAGGCCGTACTATTATCTGTTTCAAGATACCGACGGTGTGGATTGGTTGCTTCGAAGGAGCGAGTGTTTCTGATTGGAGACATGTTCCCGATTGATGAACGATACATAAAAGCACCATACAGAATCAGCGCTTACCATTATGTCAGCAAGAATAAAGCCCTCAATACTACGCTTCGCAGGAAAGCCATGAAATATCTTCGGCTGGTAGAACAAGGCGTAACATACAGCCGCAACGATATCATGGGAATTAAGCAAAAACTGATATCCGATAGAGTAGCAACAACAAAATAAATGGGCCAAGTGACTGCCCACACATTCGCCGCCTCGGTGTTGCAGCACCGGGGCGGTTTTTATTATACAAGAGAATATTCTTGCTTGCCTTGCTCAGATTTGCTTGCATTTTGTGCATTGCTCCGCATGATTTGCGCCCAATTGTCCGGGAAACTGATATGCTTCAAGAGGACGTACTTATGCGCTGATATTGCGCGCGAAAGGTCAGAAATAAAGGCCTCTTTTTTCTCTTCGGGCAAGAGCATGTAAATCGCATATGCGTATCCCCAAAATGTACTCTCATTCCCCGCGAGCGCATCAGGGAGACGAATTTTGGGAGAAAGAAAGCGATTATAGAACCTGCCGCCATGCGCAGCAATATTTCGCGCGACGACCGCACATTGGATCCAGCTTTCGATGTATTCCCGGGAAGATATGCTATAGAACTCTCTGGACATTTTGTTGCGATCTTCGCGTACCATGTTCTTAAAAAACTTTGATACCTGCCCAAATGACATGAGCTCGGTAGCGGCCCACACGGGGAAGATACCTCCCTTGCATTTTTTGTGGTGCTGCACAAAGAGTTCGTCTTTCCTGGCGGTTTTGTCCTTTTGCAGTTCGTACATCATCCAGATATGCTTGTTGACATCTTCAAAATGCTCATAATTCATATACCCAATTGGCCCATATTTTTGAGCATGATAATAAGAGATGTATGCTTTCAGATTTGTCTCTATTATAGACGTTGCCGATAGAATAATTTCTCTGAGATCGACGTCAAACAGATAGACGTCTACAATGTTTTCGAAAGTCGTTCCGGGATAGAACACATCGTCTGGAGGGGTGCCCTGCTTTTTTACCATGGTTAACCAGTAACCGCGCAAGCGATAATAGTTTTCGGAACGCAGTACGCTTTCAGCATAAGCTTTGTCGCGAACAATTAGGCCTCGCGCCTCGAGCTTGTCGATTTGCTGCTGGTATGTACAAAAGGGTTTCACAGATTCAACATAGTCCATATTTGTCTCCTGAAAAACAAATAACCCGCCATGATACGCATAGGTGCTGTCGCATCCAGAGGCTTGGCGGGTTCCGTTGTTTTTATTTTAAACCGAAACACGCAAAAAAGCAACCACTAGATATAGAACGTTACCGGAAGAACAATCACAAAATGCGGATTGTTAATGAAGCGCTGCACCGGGGCAATTCTTATTTGATATCCGGTACCGTGGGAATTGCATCTTCACCTGGCAGGACAGCGCTGCAAAGCGTTTCGATCGCGTGTGCAAGCTCTTTGGCCTTGTCCGCGCTCATAATAAGAGAGGCAACAGGCTCCTTTGTGACTTTGTCGAGTTTACCTGTGCTGTCGAAACCAGGACACTGTTGCGCGAAGCAAAGCACAAATTCGTTGCCATTTCCGCTGAGAGCACAGCTAAAGCCGTTTGTGTACTGATACATAGCTACCTCCATTATTACATTTGCATCAATTCATCCGTGTCATCCAGAGTTTTAAACTCTGCGACGTCGGAAGATTCGGCGCGCCATTCGGTCGTTTTATAATCGTCAAAGTGGATGATTTGCCCCTGATTATAGTGCGGCGGAGCAGTAGTGACAAACGGGCATTGCATTGGGATTTGAAGCTTATCAGCGATTTGGGAAAGTGTATTGAGCGTGAAGTTTGTCTCGCCCTTCTCCCATTTCGACACGGTGCTTTGAGACACGCCCATATAGTCGGCGAATTCTTTTTGGTTCATGTGGAGATCAAAGCGCTTTTTGCAGATCTCTGCGGCGATTGCTCCCTGTAGTCCTGCGAGCATGATTGCGGCCGGGGACATGGATTTTGAAAGCGCATCGAGTAGTGCGTAGGTGTTAGGCGTTTTCATGGTTATCTCCCTTTCTGGCTTCTTCGAGGCGTGCTTTTGCTGGCTCAATATACTTGGTGTAGTCGGTATTCCGCTTTCCTCCTCGCTCATAGAAGGTCAGCAAAAGAATCGGCTGTTGGTTTTGCAGGAACGAATATAGCACTCGTATGTTGTACCCGTTGCCTGTAAGATGCATACTGAACAGGCCGTTGCCGATGGATTCAAACTCTTTAGACTGTACTGCTTGCGCACCGAACATGGACAGCATTTTTAACTGCCGGATGAGTGTAGCAAAAAGCTTTTCTTCAATACCGGTTTCGGCAATCAGCTCGACCAACTCTTGATAAAATTCACGAGTATACAGAAGTTCACCGAGTATTCTGCATAGCCAGGATAGCACTTCTTCTCTTTTCATTCTATGTACCTCAGCGCAATAATATTACTTTTAGAGAATAATATCAATAGAAATGATAAAAAAATTCGCGGATAGAATAAAATGTTTACATTTTTGGCGTAGATTTGACTTACGGCACTTTCATTCTCTTTTGGAAAGGAAATGCCGCCTGTACAGCTCTTTCAATTCATCGGCGGTGTAGTTCGTGCCGAACCGGCGATTGATGAGGCCGCGCGTGATGCCCCAATTCCAGCCGTATTTGTGGACCAGGCGGTACATGACGCTATAGATTTCTGTCTGCATGCGTATCCCCCCCAAGAACGCATTACCTTCAGTTCCGCCCGGGTGCAGTGCGCCCGGGCGGTTGTTATTGCCTGTGTGTTACCAAGCGTCAACGCTCGTCAGCTCAAACGAAGCGAACTGTTGCGTATCAAGCGTCACGGCCGTGTATTTCCACGTAGAATCTGGTGTCAGGTCATTGATATTGTCGATGGCAGTACCGATCTGGTTGCCGTCCTGATCGTACAGCGCGAAGGTGACACCCACATAGGACAGCTGCTTACCGGACGTATTTTTGATCGCGCCATTGATGCACTGGCTGCCGTAATTCGTGCGGCCTTCCGTGGGTTCGGTGGCGGTCTCCAATTTGTTATAGCTGAGCTTGGCAACCTGGTCAGTGATTTCCGGGGATTGCGTTTCGACAGTTCCGGCAGCGCTGGCCGGTTTGTCTTTGTCTCCGCTGCCGCCGGCAATCGCGGCAATCACGATGATCGCGCACAGGGCAAGCAGGACAATTCCAACAATCTTCTTGGCCTTGCTGGGCTGCTTCCTGCCGCACTGCGGGCAGACTTTCGCTTTGTCGTCGATTTCTGTCATGCAAAATTTGCACTTTTTCATAGACACTCTTCCTCTCGTTTTTCTCGCCGTTTCCGGCGGTTTACGACAATTTTATCATTTTATGGTCGAAATGTCTATTCTTTCTTCTCTGTACGATAAAAGGGACTGTGCCACGCCGCCGCCCCTGCGCATAATAAGCGCGGAGGCGATGAAAGGTGAACTATCAAGACTACAAGGACGCGCGCGATGCATCGTGGCGCATCCTAATCGACTGCGAGGTGACAGAGCTGCCGGTCAGGATCAGCGGCGTGTGCCGCGCGCTGGGCGTGTCCGTGCGGAGGTATACGCCGGCCGAGCGGGACAGCAACGACGGCATGTCCACCGTCATCGGCGGCGCGCCGACGATCATGGTGTCCAGCCTGGCGATCCCGGCGCGGCAGCGCTTTACCTGCGCGCATGAGCTGGGGCACATCATCCTCGGCCACGTCGGCCGGTATGACCTCGTGTGCCGTGAGCCAGCCCCGGACGACAATCCCATCGAGCAGGCGGCCAACGTGTTTGCCTCGCGTCTGCTTGCCCCGGCCTGTGTGCTATGGGGGTGCAGCGTGCAGTCGGCTGAGGACATCGAGCGGCTGTGCGACATTAGCCGAGCGGCTGCCGAATTCCGTTGGACGCGCATGCAGGAGCTTTACCGGCGGCAGCGCTTTTTGACCTCACCGCTCGAGCGGCTGGTATACGATCAGTTTGCAGATTATATCAGAGGTCATCGGCTTCCGGGAGCTGGTCGATAATCATTTTCAGAGCGAGTGCTTGTTCACTGCTTAGTGCTTTTTCAGTGGTTGCTCCACCGTAAGTAAGTCGAATCAAGTTCGGGCTTGTATTAGCTGGCTTTAGAGTGGTTGGATCGCTCATCAAATCGTCGGCCAGGTATGAAACCGGGACGTGGAACAAATCTGCCATGGCTCTAATTTTGGATAAAGGAATATCGCTGACACGCCCACATTCCCACTTGCTTACTGCGTTCTTTTTTACGCCGAGTAGAGAGCCAAGCTGTGTTTGGGTCAGTTCGAGTTGCAGCCTGCAGCTTCGGATTCTATCTCCAATTCCATTGCCGCGAGCGGCTGCACTGTTGCTGGTGCTTGTTCCCCATCCGGCTAAATATGCTGGTGAGACGCCGATGGCATCCGCTATTGTTTCCAATCGGTCAAGCGGGATGTTGACCACTTTTCCAATTTCGTATTTGTAGATTGTCTGTTTGGTTGTCCCACACATAGAGGCGAGCTCTTCCTGCGTGAGACCAACAGATTCGCGTGAGGCTCTGATTTTTTCCCCGATTGTCATTTGGAATCAGCTCGTTTCGTATGTGATGTCAAAGGTCATCGGCTTCCGGGAGCTGATCGATGAGCGTTTTCAGAGCGGCGACTTGTTCGTCGCTCAATTTCTTCTCAACATAAGAACCATCACGGCCGGCAATGCGGACAACATTTTTGCGCTCTGACGGGCTGTTATCAGATCGAGATCTTTCTTCGTCCCAGCCCATAAGTTCGGAGGCTGTTGTATTAAGCGCTTTTGCGAACGCCATGATACGTGACTGCGTTAGATCAACATTACCAGATTCGATTTTTGAAATTGATGTCCTATCAGAATAACCAGTTTTTGTGGCGAGCTCATTTTGCGACATGCCAAGAGCCTCGCGCCGTTTGCGGATATTTTCATATAGATTAGCCATTGAAGCCTCACCTCTCGCGCATCATATCATAAATGTGAAAATAATTCAACAAAAATGTTGACACGAGTTCACAATGGTGATATATTCTAGACGTGAATTAAATTCACGTCCAAAATTGCGGAGGTGATAAGATGATTGACAAAGAGGAACTGCGGCGGGCAATGCGAGAAAGAGGGCTGAAATATGGCTATGTTGCGGAGAAAATGGGCATTTCTATGGCAAGCCTCAACCGCAAGATGGAAGGCGTAACAGACTTTAAGGCGAGCGAAATCGTGAGCATGACTTCAATTCTTGGGTTGAGCAGAGAACAGCGAGACCATATTTTTTTGCAGTGATAGTGAATCAAATTCACGAATAACACAAAAAATATCCGCAAGACCTTGCAGATGTTTTTGCAATTCATTCGATTGGAGGTGAGGACATGGATTCTATGGAGCTTCACAGGGCGCTGCGGGCGCACTGCCAAAAAGAAAAGGCAGACTGCACAAAGTGCTGCCTGCGCCTTTTCTGCTACACGCCGCCATGTGAAATGACGGACGGCATGATGGAGGACGTTATTTTGTTTGCTGCCAGTCGGCATAGCCACACGGAAAGTCAAACTCATTTATGCCATTGCAGTGACGGTCGGTCGATGCCGTGCCCATGTGAACTGGACATGAGCACCGCACTAGGGTACGAACACCGTCGATGACCTCGTAATCCTAGAGGATTTGAACATTCCGCTTGATTTTGTGGCAGTGATAGAGACGCATTTCGTATTCCATCACACGCTTCGGTTTCGGTTCCTGCATTTGCTTTGCCTCCCTTCGAGCCGATTCTATCATATCCGAGCGGGAAAACAAGGGCATTCATTATTCATTCGATTGGAGGTGAGGACATGGAGAACATCGTGAGTATCCTGTCCGGACTGGGTGTTGAAATCCCGCAGGAGCTGGTTCCCGCTTTGCATAAGGAAATCGCGGAGAACTACAAGACGGTCGCGGAGTTTCAGAAGCTCCGCAAGCAGCTCGACCGGTTGAAAAGCGGGCTGCCGGACACGGCCGCAAGCTATTCCAAGCTGATGATCGCAAGCAACGGGAGGCAGAGCGCGGTACTGATCGACGGCGTTATGATCGGCGTCGGCGTGCGCGGCATCCGCCTCGACGTGAAGGAAGGTGTAGCGGAGCTGAGTATTACCGGCATTGATGTGGCGCGATTCCACGCCGGAAACGAAGAGGACTTCGAGCGCTTTTACGCCGGATTGTCAGGGGATGAACTGGGCGGAGAATGATAGCCATTCCTTTATGGTGCCGACGGGCAAATTCTCCATGAATATGATACCGGAATCGGTAAGCGTGTAATTGCCGCAGATGTCCGTTTTTACATATTTCGCGTTTGACAGCTCTGCCAAGCTGTCGGAGACGGCTGCATCAATGGCGGCGGCATCGTGTGATTCGGTATCGAAATAAACTGCGGAGGATTTTGCTTCTCCGCTTGCGCGCCTCGATTTATAGGCTTTGTAGATCGTAGCGAGAGCCTTTTTTGCGTCTCTGGTAAGTGTGTGATCCATGAATTTTCCTCTCCTTACTTCAGCAGTTCTATTCCAGCTTGGAGGATGAAGGAGGAAATGCTGGATATGGCAGCGTTGAACACACTTGGGAAATGGGACTTTAGTTTTTCCCATGTGGTCGGATTTCTCGTCACTTTTAAGTATTCAGTTCCTTTTGCCGAAATACCTGTAAAAACATATGAACGTGCTCCGCCCTTGAGTGCTGTGCTGCGCGGGATGGGCAGATTGACTAGCCCAAGCTTCACCAGATATTCCGCAGCATTGTAAATGTCGTCGGATGTGTAATTGCTGAGCGGCTCCTCATGAAGCACCTTTTTGAGCTTTATGGGCTTGACACGTTTTCCGGTACTGCTGATTTCAAGACAACTGTCGAGGTATTGCAGCAAATCACGGGCGCAATCTTCATTTACCATGAGTGGTACATCCTTTCATACGCAGAATTTCCATGTTTTCCATTTGCAGTATATCAGAGAGCGCCGAAGTTTTCAATATCAGCACATTTTTTTAAAGGAGAGAGGTACATATGCCGCGAGAAAAAGAAACCTTCCGGCTTGAGCTGGAGGAAATCCTGAAGTTCACCGGCGGCCGCCGGGTGCTGACGGTGACAGACGTCAGCAATTATACAGGGCAAAGCAGACGGGTGTGCCGCGAGCGGTACAACGTCAGCGGGAAAGAGGGCATCAGCGCCGTGGCGCTCGCCCAGATGCTGGCCAGATAGGTCAAGAGAAAGGAGAAACCAATGAAAGCAACAGGAATCATCAGGAGGGTCGATGACCTCGGCCGCATCGTGCTGCCGAAGGAGCTGCGCCAGACGATGGGCATCCGGGCGGGTGATCCCATGGAGATCTATACAGACGCGGACAACATCATCCTGCGCAAGTATGCGCCGGGCTGTGCGTTTTGCGGGAGCGTGGACGGAGTCCGACATATCCACGATGTGCCGATGTGCGCTATCTGCGCGAACAACATGCAGATGCTGTACCGCACGGCAGCGGGGAGGGACAGCGAATGAAGGTATTCGGAGATCCGCGCGCAAAGGCCAAGGCGCGTCGCTACATCATGTGGGGAATCGAGGACGGCATCGTCTGCGCGTCCTTTATCGCCGGCATCGCGCTGGCGGGGTGGGTGTTCCACCTTATCTTCTCGGCCCTCGGCGTCGCATGAGACGGCAGGAGGTCGTCTATATGTCCACGGAAGAGCTGGCGGAGCGCCGCCGGAATGACCGCTGGGCAGCGCATGGCCGCGCGCGGGTGGCGCTCCCGGGGCGTAAGGCCGTGGTCGTGCCGTGCGCATCGCCGTTCGCGGCAATCCAGTGCGCGGCGGAGCTGTGGGGCGTCCCATGGCAGGAAGTCGTCCACGGGGCGCGCGTCATGTGGGCGCCGCCGGAGACATAAAAAGACACCGCCTGCGAAGATCGTCAAACCCGCAGGCGGTGAAAACCCAATAGCGCAGGGCGCACTACACTATATATTATAGCATACAGTTGCCCGCCCTGCAAGCCGAAAAACGCTGACGCCGCAAGGCGTTTTCAGCTTCGGTAAGACCAATTACTAACTCGACCGGAGAAAGACAGGGAGGCAATCATGCCGTATGTACATCGCACCGTCGTGTGCGGGGAAACGGTCGAGCACCGCAAGATGTATTCATCCCGTGTGCACAGCAAGGAGGTCAAGCCGCGCAAGCGATCATCCGAAAAGGAGACCTCCAAGTGTCAGGAGCGCATCAACGAGCGCGTGGCAGAGGAGCACCTGCGCTGGCTCATCAACAGCAACTACCATTATGGCGACTTCCATATGGTGCTGCACTACTGGTGCAAAACCATCACATTAGAGCAAGCCGAGCGGGACAGAGCCGCGTTCTTCCGCGAGCTGCGCAAGGCGTACGCCAAAGCGGGCAAGCGCTTGAAATACATCGCCGTGCTCGAAACCAAGCACATGACGAACGTGCATCATCACATCCTCCTGCCGCGCTTTGACGCGCAGATCATCGCCGCTGCCTGGACAAAGGTGACCAATGGCGCGGGGTCTATCAGCTTCCAGATGCTCGATGACCGGAAGAACCACGCAAAGCTCGCGTCCTACCTCATCAAGGAATCACGCTCCACCATGCGCCGCTGCCGCGAGCAGGGCATCCGCCGCCGGCGGTATACCTGCAGCGCCGGCATGGCAAAGCCGGAGATCCGCTATCAGGTCGCAAAGGCCGAGACGTGGCGCAAGGAGCCGAAGGCCAGACGGGGTATGCATCTCTATCGCTTTGACGATGGGTCGGAGTATAAGAGCGGCTGGCACGAACTGAGCGGCTGGCCGTGGCAGGAGTATTACGAGATCAAAGACACCGCATAGGAAGGAGCGCACACAATGGGCATCAGCATGGACAGCCTGCCGCCGCGCTATCAGAAACAGGCGGCGCGCAAGCTGGATCCTGTGGCGTATGAAAAGGCGCTGCAGTTTTTCCACGCCGAGGAGTCGGCGAAAAACCCAGCGCGTCAGGCACAGGGGAGTATCAGCCGTGCGACCGGGGAAGGCTTTGAGGCGCAGATTCTCACGGCCTGCGCGTATTACCGGGCGCATGGCATCGCGGAGATCGACAAGACGCCGGAGCCGATCAAGGTCATTTCCGGCCGGCGTCAGAATCCGAGCGGCTGCTGGTCGTTCGAGGCGGTTTTCACCAAGCAGGCGCAGCCGGATTTTCAGGGCACGCTATGCGGCGGAAGCAGCGTAGTGTTCGAGGCCAAGGCAACAGACAAAGACCGCATCCTGCAAAGTGCGGTCACGGAAGAGCAGGCGCGTGCACTGGAATCGCACGACAATATGGGCGCACTGGCGTTTGTGCTGGTGTGCCTGCGCGGGCGCGCAGTGTATCGTATCATGTGGGAGGACTGGCAGAACATGAAAGAACTATTCGGCCATAAGTACATGACGGCCGTGGAGCTGGAGCCGTACCGGGTGCAGCTGCGTCAGGGCGTGATCCGGTTTCTCGGCGATCCGGAGTGAGGTGGGCACATGGCAATCAAAAACTATACGACGAAAGTGGACGTATATACGTCCATCGGGGAAATCCAAGGCGCGCTTGCACGCCACGGCGCCACCAAGATCATGATTGACTACGATAATGGCAAGCCGCAGGCGATCGCGTTTGGGATCGACACGCCGGTTGGGCCGCGTGGCTTCCGCCTGCCGGCGGCCGTAGACGGAACGCTGCGAGTGTTCGCGGCGCAGAAGATCAAGGCCGACCGAGAGCAGGCAGAAATGACCGCGTGGCGGAACGTGCGCGACTGGGTGCTGGCACAAATGGCGCTGATCGAATCCTGTGATGTGCCGATGCAGCAGATCTTCCTGCCGTATATGGCAGATGATCGCGGCCGGACGGTGTACGAGCTGTATGCCGCCGGGCAGCTCGCACTCGGCGCGGGGGAGGATGCATGATGCTGCGCACACAGGAGACACTTGATGGCGAGATCATCGTTGACAGCTTTGCCGGTGGCGGCGGCGCGTCCACGGGAATTGAGCTGGCGCTGGGGCAAATCGTCAATGCGGCGATCAATCACGACCCGGCAGCGATCCGGGTGCACGAAGCGAACCATCCGTACACGGAGCATTACCAGGCGTCTGTCTGGGATGTGGATCCGGAGACGGTCTGCCGAGGGCGGCCGGTGGCACTGGCATGGTTCTCTCCGGACTGCAAGCATTTTTCGAAGGCAAAGGGCGCAGCACTTGTTGACCGCAAGATCCGGGGCCTCGCGTGGATCGCCCTGCGCTGGGCGGCGAAGGTGCGCCCGCGCGTCATCATCCTTGAAAACGTCGAAGAGTTCCAGACGTGGGGGCCGGTGCGTAAGGGGAAACCGGTAAAGAAACTGGCCGGTACGACGTTCCAGAAGTTTGTCGGGCAGCTTCGGGCACTGGGGTATACCGTGGAATGGCGCGAGCTGGTGGCAGCCGACTATGGTGCGCCGACTACCAGACGTCGGCTGGTGCTGATTGCCCGCTGCGACGGACGTGCGATCGTCTGGCCGGAGCGCACACACGCCCCGCGAGACAGTGCGGAAGTGCACAGCGGAAAACTGCTGCCATGGCGCAGCGCCGCGGAGATCATCGACTGGTCGCTGCCGTGTCCTTCAATTTTTTCGACGAAGGATGAAATCCACGAGCGGTACGGCATTTCCGCCGTCCGGCCGCTGGCGGACAACACCATGCGCCGCATTATTCGCGGCGTGGACAAGTTCACGATCAAATCCGGGGCACCGTTCATCGTTGATTGTAACCATTCAGGAGGTGGGCACGTCACGGATAGCCAAGAGCCGTGTAAAACGATTACGGCAAAGCACACCGGTGACATTTGCCGGCCGGCCCTCACGCCGCTGACGATGACGAACACCAGCAACAGTGTCGGGGCACCGGTCTCCGAACCAATGAACACAGTCCGTACAGGCGGAGGCGGCGGGCAGATGCTGCTATCGCCGTCACTGATCCAGTACCACACGGAGAAAACAGAAAGCGCCCGAGCGGCTGGACTGGATAAGCCCGTCTGCACGGTGGACGCCTCGAACCGTTACGGCCTTACCTGCGCGAATCTGGTGGAGTATTACGGCAGAGGCCGGCCGTTGGATGTGCAAAGCCCGATGCATGCGGTCACGAGTCACGACCGGGAAGCCGTGGTTGCTGCACATGTAGTCAAGTACAAGCGGGACGAGGTCGGCACACGGCCGTCGGAGCCGCTGCCGACACAGACAGCGGGCGGCGTGTTTGGCTGCTGCAAGGCAGTGCTTTGTAAAATCGGCACATCTGAGCGGCTTCACTACTGGCCGCAGATCCGCGATCTGCTGAACCGGTACTGTGGCTACGCACTGGGCACGGATGACCTGCTGCTCCTGTCAATCGGCGGGGTGCTGTACTATATCGCGGATATCGGCTTGCGGATGCTGTCGCCTCGGGAGCTGTACAACGCCATGGGCTTTCCGCCGGATTACATCATCGACCATGATGCGGCCGGAAAGCCTTACCCGAAGACACAGCAAGTGGCCAGATGCGGTAATGCCGTCTGCCCGCCGATGGCTGCGGCCGTTGTGGCAGCGAACCTCCCGGAGTATGCAGTGCCCGGGAAAATTGAGACGATGGCCGCACTCGCTGGTGCGGTGGCCATGTGATGGGGGCGAATCTCAGTGAATGCACTTTTGAACTACCCCGGCGCAAAGTGGGGCATGGCACAGGAAATCGTGCAAATTATGCCGCCGCACAGATCCTATTTGGAGCCGTTCGCCGGTTCTTTGGCCGTACTGTTCAACAAACCGCGATCGGCGATCGAGACCGTGAACGACATCGACGGGGATATCGTGAATTTCTTCCGCGTTCTGCGCGCAGAGCCCGAGCGGCTTGCCCGGGAAATCGACTTGACGCCATATGCGCGCGCAATATTTGACGATGCGTACGAGAATCGCGGCGAAACAGACTTCGACCGTGCGGTGCGGTTCTGCATCCGGAGCAGGATGGGGCACGGCTTCAAGACGTATCAAAAGACCGGATTCAAAATCGACGTTTATGCGCGTGAGCGTAGTTACTGCCTGAACTGCTGGAACGATATGCCCGAGAACTACGGGCCGCGGCCGAGCGGCTGAAAGAAGTACAGATAGAGAATCGCCCGGCGCTGGAGCTGATTCGGCGTTTCCGGCACGAGAACGTGCTAATCTATGCAGATCCGCCGTATTTGCTTGAAACGCGCAGCGGAAAGCAGTATCGGCACGAAATGACAGACGCGGACCATGAGGCATTGCTGGCAGCGCTGAAAGCACATCCGGGGCCGGTCATCCTATCCGGGTATCATTCGCCTATGTATGACAGTGAGCTGCACGGCTGGAACATCATCGAGCGGAAGGCCTATAACCAGAATGGCGATAGGCGCACGGAAGTGCTCTGGTGCAATTACGAAATACCGACATTGATCGGATAAGGAGGACAACCATGAAGATCTACATATCAGGGAAAATCGCCGGTGATCCGGACTATAAAAGGAAATTCGCCCGAGCGGCTGCACAGCTTGAGCGGCAGGGCGCGACGGTCATCAATCCGGCCACAGCGCCGGAGGGGTTGGCCAAGCTGGACTATATGCGCATCTGTTTCGCCGAGATGGAGGCGGTGGACTACGTCGTGTTTCTTCCGGACTGGGCGGAATCTGCCGGCGCGAAGCTGGAACGCGCGTGGTGCGACTATGTCGGCGTGCCGACGGCAGACTGGGACAATTTTCGGGTAGATATGCTTGTAAGGAAGTCGCACGGCTGCACATTCCGCGAGCTGCTGGTTATGGAGCATCCGGACAAGGTGGATGCATGCTTCATCGGCGGGTGTGCGGGATGTCCGGAGGAATACGGATATGAGCCGGGAAATGGTACTGAATGTCTATGCGAAAAGAACTGGAATACAAAGAAAAGCGTGCCGCAGATATGCACAGAGTGCTGGGATCGCATCGTCCCGGGGAGCGAGGCGGTGTGAAATGATGACTGACAAAGGAGGTGAGGATGTTGGACTGGAAGAGGGAGGCGGCTGATGAGCTGCGCAACTACATGAACCGAAAGACGGCAATTGAAAACATCAGAGATCAGATCGCTGACCTGGCGACGGAGATCACGAGCATCCGCAGCGCATCGGCGGACGGCAGTCCGGTCGCCGGCGGCTCAAACGGCAGGGACGATGCGCTCGTCAACAACATCCTGAAACGTGAGCGGCTGGAAGAGGCGCAGCGCTTGACAGAGAACCGTGTACGCCGCGTGGATCGTGCCTTGAATCAGCTCTCTGAGCGGGACCGCTGTGTGCTGCAGCGTTTTTACATCACGCCGTGTATCGGCGGCGTCGAGCGGCTGTGCCGGGAATTGGCCATCGAGAAAACGACCGCTTACCGTTGGAAGGATTGCGCACTGCGGAATTTTACAATCACAATGTACGGCCTCACAGAGACGTGAGCGTAACGTGGGAAAAAATCGGGAACATTTTCACGGGAATCTGTGTTAAAGTGATATCGCGGGATTGCGAGAGAGACCGGTCCCGCAAGTCACTTTGTGATATACCTCTCTTCCTTTGATTCTTTTTGCAGAATGTACGCATGGCTTTTTCTCTTGTCTCTGTCAACTCCGGTTTTCTCATGTCTCTCAACAAAGCAAAGCACCGGCCCGGTTTCGGGTTCGGTGCTTTGTGCATTCTGGTGCGGTTATGAATCTGAAACAACTTACCTACAAACTGCAGGCGGCGCTGAACCAGCGCGGCGAGCATTACAAAGTCAATCAGTTACAGCACTACTCCGAGCGGCTTGGCCGGATGGTAACAAAATACGTGCTGGAAAAGGCAGAAACCGATGAAACCGGGAAGCATATCAGCACGCGCGTACTGGAGACTTACAGCATGGCGGATGTCGTAAAAACGCTGGCGAAAATCTATAGCGGGTGATCCCATGAATCTCACGCCAAAGCAGCGCGCTTTTGCGGATTTTTACATCGAATTGGGCAACGCGACCGAGGCAGCGCGCCGGGCGGGGTACTCGGCGAAAACCGCCAAATCCATCGGAGCGGAAAACCTGACAAAACCTGACATCAAAATCTATATAGCGCGGAGACAGGCGAAAATCGAATCCGAGCGCACGGCATCCCTGAAAGAGATCCAGGAGCTGCGCACGGCGATCATGCGTGGGCAGGAAAAAGACCAGTTCGGCATCGAAACCTCCATCGCTGACCGCCTCCGCGCGGCGGGGGATTTGGAGAAGTCGCTGCGCATCAAGGAAGAGCAGGAAACAAAGGCAGCAGCGCGCGCATCCGCACATTATGAGCTGCCGGCGCGTGTCCTTGGCAGGGCGTTCGTCGACATCAACCGGCGCATTCAGCCGAACATGACGTACGTCTTCGAGGGCGGCCGCGGCGGCCTGAAATCATCGTATATATCCCTGAAAATCGTCGAGCTGCTGAAAAACAACCCGACGATGCACGCTTGTATCATCCGCAAGATGGGCAACACTCTGAAAGACAGCGTGTATGCCCAGATGAAATGGGCGATCAACGAACTGGGGCTGTATGATGAATTCAACTGCAAGCTGTCGCCGCTGGAAATCGTGCTGAAAGAAACCGGCCAGACGATTTATTTTCGCGGCTGTGACGACCCATTGAAACTGAAATCCATCAAGCCGCCATTCGGCTATATCGGCATCCTGTGGAAGGAAGAAAAAGACCAGCTTTGCGGGCCGGAAGAAGAACGCTCCATCAACCAGTCCGTGTTGCGTGGCGGCGCGGATTCCTATGATTTTTCGTCATACAACCCGCCGAAATCCAAGTCCAGTTGGGTCAACAAGGAGCGGCTTGTCCCGAATCCGGGGCGCGTTTTCCATCATTCCAGCTACACGGAAGCGCCGCCGGAATGGCTGGGCGCGAAGTTTATCTCCGATGCGGAGCACCTGAAGGAAGTCAACCCGGCAGCATACGAACACGAATACGAGGGCGTGGCCAACGGCGACGGCGGCAGCGTCTTTGACTATCTGGAACAGCGGGAGATCACAGACGAAGAGATTTCACATTTCGACCGCATCTTCCAGGGCGAGGACTGGGGCTGGTATCCCGATCCGTACTGCTTCATCCGTTGCTACTACGACAGCGACCGCGAGGCGGTGTATATCTTCGCAGAACACTACGTCAACAAGGAATCAAACGAACAGACGGCGCGTTGGATCATCGAACACGGCTATGACGATTACACCATCACGGCGGATTCGGCCGAACCGAAAAGCGTCAACGATCACCGCGAAATGGGCCTGCCGGTCACCGGAGCCGTCAAAGGCCCAGGGTCGATCGAACACGGCATGAAGTGGCTGCAGCGCAGGCGCATCATCATCGACCCGGTGCGCTGCCCGAATGCGGCAAAGGAATTTTCGGAGTATGAATACGAGCGGGACCGGGACGGCAACGTCGTCACCGGATACCCGGACGTGAATAACCATAGCATCGACGCCACGCGGTACGCACTGGAACCGCTGACGATGCGCAGGGGGGCAAGTGCATGACTGTAAATATTTTGGGGACGGAATACGAAATCATTGAAGCCACGGCGGCCGAAGATGCAATGCTTGAAAAATGCGATGGTTACTGCGACAAAACGGTAAAGACCATTGTTATTTCAAAAAAGGCCAAAGACTGCGACCTGAAAGACTTTAGCGTCTATCAGAAAAAAGTTATGCGTCATGAGATCATTCATGCATTTCTGTTTGAAAGCGGGCTGTCCGAAAACTTTACGCATCCGGAATACGGCCATGACGAAACATACGTGGACTGGATTGCTTCGCAGTTTCCGAAAATGTGCGAAGTGTTCAAGGAGGTTGGCTGCCTGTGAAAATCAATATCCCGCTGGACAGCGTGAAAAAGCAGATCCGCGAAGAATTCCACATTGCGCCGCTGGTAACGCCGGAAATGCGCGAAGCGGAAGACCTGTGGATGCAGATCTGGATGTGCACCCCGCCGTGGGCAAACGATCAGGATCGCACCATCAATTTTGCAAAGGCAGTGACCGGCGAAGCTGCGCGTCTTGCGACGATGGGCGTCAGCGTCGAACTGTCAGGCTCTGCTCGCGCGGACTGGCTGCAGGAACGTCTGAACGAAGAACTGATTCCGTTCCTGCGTGACATGGTGGACGTTGGCTGCGCCGCCGGTATGTTCCTGCTGAAACCCACGCCGGACAGCATCGGTCTGTACACGCCGCCGGAATTTACGATCACGGCTGTGGACAACCGCAAGCGTGTGATCGGCGTCGTGCTGTATGACACGAAGGCAACGCCGGATTATTATTACGTCAAGGCTGAATATCACCGCTACGAAGGGACGCATTATGTGGTTTCCAACCGCGCGTTCCGGCTGGCGAAGGGCAAAACAGCGGCATCCCGTGTGAATCTGGATGAAGTGCCGGATTGGGTGGGCATCCTGCCGGACGCCGTGCTGGATGATACCGCGCCACTGTTTGCCGTGTGCACCATGCCAGATGCCAACAACATCGACGGCGGCGCCTGCGGTATGTCCATCTACGCCAACGCCCTGCCGGAACTGCGTGGGCTGGATGTTGCATGGTCTGCCATGGTGGACGAAATTCAGGATTCCCGGTCGATCGCCCTTGTGGATGATCGGCTGTTGCGCGAACCCGGGCGGAAGAATGTTTCCGTGCGGCTACCGCGCTATGTGCAAAACGTTGCCGGTTCAGCGGCGGAAAGTTTCTATCAGGAAATCGACCGCAAGCTGAAAACCGGCGAGCGCCAGACCGGCATCAATATGCTGCTGCAAAGCCTGTCAACCAAATGTGGCTTTTCCGAAGGATATTTCAGCTATAACGAAAAGCAGGGCCTTGCCACTGCGACGCAGGTGGAAGCCGATGACCGCCGCACCATCCAGCGCATCAAGGACATCCGCGACCGCATCCAGGCCGCCGTGGACGACCTGATTCAGGCGCTGAATGACTATGCCGATATCTACGATCTGGCGCCCTATGGCACGTATACCGTGGCGTACAATTTTGGGGATATCACGTATAGCTACGAAGAGGACCGGCAGAACACGAAAAGCCTTTGCCAGCTCGGCGTTTTGCCGTGGTGGATGTATCTGGTGCGTTTCGAAGGATTCAGCGAAGACGACGCAAAAGCGGCCTACGCAGAAGCCAACACAGCAAAGCCGGGGCTGTTCCCTGATACCGAATGATCACCCCGGAACAGTTTCAGGAAATCGGCAAAACCCTGCTGCCGCTGCTGGATGACCTGACGGAATGGATTGCGCGCGACATGATCGAACGCTTCATGATCCGGTTCGGCCGCGGCGAAAAGAAGCTGCTGACCGGCACGGATGAATGGCAGGCATGGGTGCTGGAACAGGCCGGCGGGAATCTGGACGAAATCCAGAAGGCGTTGGCAAAAAGCACCGGCAAATCGCAGCAGGAGATCGCAAAGATCTTCAAGGACAGCGGCATTCAGGCGGCAAAGGCGGATGCAGAAGCCGCCGCCGTGACGTTTTCCGGCCTGTCGCCCGGCATGATGGCGATCATCACGGACGCCTATGAGCGCACGGTCGGCGAAATCTCCAATATCACGCGCACAACGGCCGGCGCGACCAATCAGGCGTTTATCGGCATCTGTGACGCGGCGTATTGGAAGGTGCGCACCGGTGCGCAGTCCTACACCGCCGCTATGCTGGATGGCATAAAAGAGCTGGGGCAGGTACAGCCAATCGTGCGCTATCCGTCCGGCCATAAGGACACGCTGGAAGTGGCGGTACTGCGCTGCATCCGCACGGGCGTGGCGCAGTCATCCGGTAACATGACGATCCAGCAGTGCAAAGACATGGGCTGGAATCATGTGCTGGTGTCGCAGCATCTGGGCGCGCGTGTATCCGATACCGATTCGATCGCCGATCATGCCGGATGGCAGGGCAAGGTGTACTGTATCGACGGCAAGGACGCGCAGTTTGATAACTTGCTGGACGCGACCGGCTACCCGGAAAATCCGCTTGGCCTGTGCGGCTATAACTGCCGCCATTCCTTCACGCCGTTCCTGCCGGGCGTCAGCCAGAATCACAACAAACCGATCGATACCGAAGCCAACCGGCGCGCCTATGAACTGTCGCAGACGCAGCGCGCGATGGAACGCCGCATCCGGGCGCAGAAGCGCAAGTGCACGGCGCTGCACACAGCCGTGAAAAACTGTGAAGATCCGGTGGCCAAGGCAAAGCTGCAGGAGAAATACACGCAGTCCGCCAAGCGCCTGCAGGACCAGAACGCAGCGTACGCGAAGTTTTGCGAAGAAAATGATCTGAAACCATACCACGAGCGGCTCGCCGTTGCGGGGTGGGATCGCTCAGCGGCGTCAACCGCATCTGCGGCGGTACGCAAAGAACTTGATAAATACAAGAAATATCACTATAATAAAGACGGAACGATAGTTGTAACTGATGACTGGACTTCAAAAGCCAAACCACACGTTCCCGGGCAGTATCGTTCTTATGCAGTTGTTGATACCGCTTCTATGGGCGGCAAACAACGCGACAGAACATTTTTTGATGCGGATGGTTGGCAATGCAGGCAGATCAGTAATGGGCCGCACGGGAATCCGAAAAGGCATCCATACGGGGCCAAAGGAGAGCACGCGCACGACATTACCTGGGATGACGACAGGCGTCAGACCAGAGCGACGCGTGAGCTCACCGATCAGGAACGAAAGGAGAACGCGGATATACTGTGAACGCGAAGGATTTAAGGGCTTGGATTGATGATCTTACCCAAGACATTGATTTTGCATATCAAGGGAAATTCGGGTCTATTTGTCCGTTCAGCCGGGAGGACATTGCACTTTGCTACGATGGATATGCAGTGGACGCACATTCGGTGGACGATGCAATGAATATTCCGTTTATTTGTGGTAAGTCACTTTCGCAGATCTGCGACCAGCTGGACATTTAAAAACAACGTCAAGATAAATCCGACGTGAAAATTATTTCACATAATAATTAGAGAAACCATCTTACCAAATCGGCAAGGTGGTTTTCTTATACCCAAAATCGAATCAGGATACGCAGGGGCGGACGGGAAACCGGCTGCCCCTTTGCCATATCACGACCCTGCCGGTGGTTCATCCGGCTCAATCCACACAGTCGACGGGCTGTTAAAAAACCACGTTCAGGAGGATTACGCATGAAGAACATCGAGACCATTCTTTCCGACTTCGGTATTACGATTCCGGAAGGAAAAGCGACGGATCTGCGCAAGGCCGTCGCCGAGAACTACAAGACCGTGGCGGAATTCACCAAGCTGCAGGAACGCCACGACGCGCTGGACACATCGCTGAAAGACGTGCAGGGCAAGCTTGCCGCCTTTGATGGCGTGGATGTCGCAGCGCTGAAGGGTCAGATCACGACACTGACCAATGACCTGCAGACCGAGCGGGACAACCGCAAGAAGGACGCTGCCGCCGTGAAGCTGCGCAGTACGGTGGACACGTTCCTGTCGGGAAAGCATTTCGTCAACGACATCACGCGCGAAAGCATCACGGATAAGCTGGTGACAGCACTGGGGTCTGACGATGCGCGCGGCAAGTCGATCGACGACCTGTTTACCGGCCTTGTCACCGATCGGGACGGCAAGGAGATCCCCGGCATCCTTGTGGCCGATCCCGCCAGCAAGGCGCGCTTTTCTTCCGATCACAGCGGCATGGTGCCGCCGGCGGGGGGCGCAAAAGAATACGTAGCCCAGAAATACAAAAACAATCCGTTTTTCAGGGGCTAAGACTACGAAAGGAAATGATGATCTATGTCTATCCAGTACGGTTCCCTTTACGTGGATGAGCAGTACAAGGCAACTGTTCTTCCCAACCTGTTTTATAAGACCTGGCTTGTGCCCGGTGTGACCTATCAGGACGTGATGGTCGACGGCGCCGGCGGCTGCTACTGGCACAAGCTGACCTCCACCGCAGCATCTGTCGGCACGCCCGGCCGTGACTTCGCGGACACCGCCGCCGCTGACACGCTGGTTCAGGCCGTTTTCAACAACAACCTGCAGGCGTCGAAGAAGATCTACGGCGTGCAGGCGGCCGCTGTGGCGTTCCCGATTGCCGAGGAGCATCTGGCCCTTGCCACCCGCGAAGTCGCGGAGGCAAAGAATCAGTGCGCGCTGGCCTGCCTGATCTCCGAGGGTACGGCATCCACCAACACCACGAAGACCACCGCGTCCAACTTCAAGGCGCAGGTGCTGGCTGAACGCAAGGCCATGGTCAAGGCGAAAGCCAATCCCACCATCGTGCTTTGCAGCCCGGACTTCTTTGCCACGATGCTGGAGTTCGCCGGTGAGAAGTACATCCCGACGTCCAACGAGATGCTGCTTGCCGCCGCTGCCGGCGGGCAGGTCGGCAGCTTCATGGGCTTCACCTGGATTGAAGTCAACGGCTTCGCGTCCTCTGCTGATCTTGCCTACTATCCGCACGGTGGCACGAAGGCCAGCGTCACGGCGGCGAACCTCGCGAAGGTGGAATTCATCATGTACGATCCGAACGCCTTCGGTGTCGGCGATAACTTTAGTATCGTCCGCATGGTCGACTCCGAGCTTTTCGCCGGCAGCAAGGCGCAGGTCGAGGAAAACGCCGCCCTGCGTGTGCTGGACGCTGCGCAGGTGCACGTGAAGTCCTACGCAAGCGCGTGATCGGCAGGTGAATCACGGTGTACGCGGATTTTGACACATACGTAAAACGGTACGGGGACGATCTGTCCCCGTTCTGCGATGAATCGACCGCCACACGCTACCTGCGTGCGGCGTCGCGGGAGATCGACCGCTTTACGTTTGACCGCTTCGGTGGCACGCTGCCGGAATCCACGATCGACGCCGAAAAGCTACAGGACTGCGCGTGCGAACTGGCCGAATGTCTTTACCGCATTGACCAGGCGCGTGACAGCGCGGCTGAAACCGCAGACGTCGGCGGCGTAAAAACCGCCGGCCCTGTGGCGTCGGTGTCGTCCGGCAGCGAATCGATCACATATAAGGCGGCCGACAGCTGCTACACGACCGCTGCGAAGACCATAGCAGCGCGAGACGAGCTGGTGTTTGACTTGCTTCGGCGCTGGCTTTCCGGCGTGGCCGTGGATGGCGTCCTTGTGCTGTACGCGGGGGTGACGTGCTGATGCTGCTGCATAGCGATACGATCACGCTTTTTTCGCGCGTGCGCGGCGCGCGCGGTCAGGCCGATACGTGGGTGCGGCACGTGCTAGCTGGCGTCAAAGTGGAAGCAAAAACCGCTATGACGCCAGGTACGACCGGCGATGTGCCGGGGCACTATGTGCTGCTGCTTGTCCCGAAAGCGGCCATTGGCGCGCTGACCTACGCGACGCCGGAAGTGTACCAGGCGGCGGATGACCGCAGCGGCATGATTGCGTTTCAGCCGGGCGATTATTTCTGCCGCGGCGAGCACGAATGGGCGGAATATGACGCGCTGTGCAAAGTCACGGAGTGCCACCGCATCACATCCTGCGCGTGGTTTCCGCTGATTGCACACTTCGAGGTGACGGCATCATGAGCGATATCAAGCACTATAAGAACGTCAGCTATGTCAAAGGGCACGTCCGGGTAAATCTCCGGTTCGCCAAATACGGCCCGCGATTCGCCAAAGCGCAGGAATGGCTGGGGAAGCAGGTGCTTGCGGACAGCAAACTGTATATGCCGTGGAAAACCGGCAGCCTGCAGCAGCGTTCATACGTCGCAGAAGGTGGCCGGCTGGTCGTGTTCCCAGGCCCATATGCAAGGTATCTGTATATGGGTAAGGTCATGGTCGACCCGGAAACCGGTTCGCCGTGGGCGCGCAAGGACGCTGTGAAAGTTGCGACCGACCGCGATCTGCGGTTTTCGACCGGCGTGCCGCACTGGGCGGAAGTGGCCCAAAATGAACACGGCAAGGAATGGGCCGCGGAGTGCAAGCGGATCATCCTGGGGGAATCGAATGGTTGACACAAAAGATTTTTCAACGATCCTGAGCGGCTTGCTGAATGATTTCCCGGCCATTGGAGCGCGGGAAATCCGGTTCGGCGAGCTGGGCGACAAGTCCGGCGTCGGGATCTATCCGTCCGCTGCGGCGACGGTGATCAGCGAAACGACCGACATCATGGGCGGCGTGTACCAGAAATGCAACTATGCGTTTCAGGTGGTATATCGCGCCGTGCCGCAGTCGGAAACTGACCGCATCCACATCAAGGGGTGGCTGGACAAGCTGGCGCGCTGGCTTGAAAAACAGCCGATCACGGCGGACGGCCAGCAGCACACGCTTGCCGCGTGGCCGGACCTCGGCGATGGCCGGACGATTACCGCGTTTGTACAGGTGTCAGCGGCCTATCTGGCCGGACGCTATGCCGACGGTGTGGAAGACTGGGCCGTGTCCCTGTCGATGCGGTACGACAACAATTTTGAAAGGTGATGCATTATGCCTGAAAGTACGACTTTTAACACAACCGCGGGCCAGACGATTGCCCGCAAACTGCTTATGGCCTTCCTGAATACCGGCACATCTTCCGCGCCGGTTTGGTCGATCATCGGCAAGCGCGTGGAGGACAGCAGTCAGGAATATGACTGGAACAAGGAAACCACGCAGGACATTCTCGGCAACACGTTTACCACCATGTCCGCGCCGACCATCACGCAGACCTTTGACCCGTGCAATCTGGACGCCGGCGAAACCGCGCTGACGAAGCTGTGGCAGATGGCGATCAAGGACCAGGACGTCGCAGCGCTGGCCGAACAGGATATGATGATCGTGCACTGCTATGCCGGCACGAAGGACACGGCGATGTTCGCCGAGCGCTTTAGCGGCTGCGCAATCGAAGTGAAGTCGCTGGGCGGCGACAAGACGGTGGACATGCCGTTTGACGTGACCTACGGCGGCACGCGCACGGTCGGCACTGCGGCCATTGCGGACGGCGTGGCCACGTTCACGAAGGCGACGGCATAAGGGGGGTGACGGCGTGAGCAATAACATTTCTTTTGAAACCGGCCTGAAAGCGTTCACCATTAACGGCGACGCAAACCGGAAGATCTATTTTGACCCGAACGACATCGGTATCATCGACCGGCTGGAAGCGGCAGCGATGGCGATCAAGGCCAAAGCCGACGAAATGGGCACGCAGGAAAGCGATACGGACGCCCGCACGACGATCCGAGAACTGGACGCCTACGCACGCGAACAGGTGGACGCGGCGTTCCCTTCGCCCGTCTGCGATACAGTGTTCGGCAAAGCCTACTGCGTTTCGCTCACGCCGTCCGGTTCCCTGCAAATCATTTCGTTCCTGGAAGCGGTTTCGCGCCAGATCCGGCGCGAGATGGACGCTGCGACCGCTGCCGCGCAGAAGCGTCAGGCAAAATACCTGGATAAATACAGCGGCGGTCAGCGCAGGAAGAAGCGCAGATCATGAATACCGGCCTGCCGAAGACAGCGTGTATCGGCGGCCGGTGTTTTCGTATTCGAAGCGACTTCCGCGAAATTCTGGACATCTGCGCCGCGCTGAATGACCCAGAGCTGACAGATCAGGATCGCGCCGAAGTGGCGGTCAAGATCTTTTATCCGGACTGGGATCAGATCACGGACATGGCCGCCGCGGTGAAATTCATGCTGTGGTTTTTAGACGGCGGTGTGGATCGCGGCGACCAGCGGCAACAGCCTAAACAGATGGACTGGGGACAGGATTTCCCGATGATCATTGCACCGATCAACCGCGTGGCCGGTCGGGACGTGCGCGCACTGCCGTATATGCACTGGTGGACGTTCATCGGCTATTACATGGAGATCGGTGACTGCACATTTTCCACGATCCTGGACATCCGGCGGAAGCTGCGCAAGCACAAGAAACTGGAAAAGTGGGAGCGCGAATACTACGACGAAAACCGGGAATTGATTGATTTCAAGTCGGCGCATCTGACCGACGACGAAGATGAATTCATCCGGCAGCTGATGACAGGGGGTGCGCGCGATGGCTGATGTTGTCGGCGATCTGGTATTTGATACAACGATAAACAGTGGCCAGTTTGACGCTGGCCTTGCGAAGCTGGAAAACAACGCGAAAAAGGCCGCGAACAATGTGGACAAGGCCGCACAGAAGGTAGCCACGCTGCGGCAGCAGCTGGAAGAACTGCAGGCTGTTGCCGAAAACGAAAAGAAAACCAGAAGCACCGGGACTGTGACGCAGGAAACCGGCGATGCAATCCAGAAAACGACGCAGCAGATGAAAGACGCGCAGCTGCAGTTGCAGGGATTGCAGGCGGACCAGGCCAAGGCAAACGACGCTATAGGCGCCTACATACAGAAGCAGCAGTCAGCGGCTGCATCGACGTCGAAAGTGTCCGAACAAATGGGCAAATTCGCAAAGCGCATTGCCACCATCGCGAAGAAAGTGTTTATCTTTACGATGATCGCGAAGGCGCTGCGCGCCATGCGGTCTGTGCTGCTGAACACCATCAACGCAGACAAGCAAATGTCTGCGGCCCTTGCGCAGATCAGGGGCAATCTGCTGACGGCCTTCGCGCCGATTTATAGTTTTGTTCTTCCCGCCATTCGGACGCTTCTGTCATGGCTGGCGAAGCTTACGGCCGTTATTTCGTCTGTATTTGGCGCAATCTTCGGCCAGACGGCATCGCAGGCACAGGCCAACGCCAAAGCATTGTACCAGCAGGCAAACGCCACATCCGCAGCCGGTGACGCGGCGGAAAAAGCGAAGCGGCAGCTTTCCGGGCTGGACGAAATGAACCGCTGGGAATCAAACGACAGTTCCGGCGGCGGAGGCGGTGGCGGCGGGGCTGCCGCGCCTGATTTTAGCGGCGTCAGCCAGGTCAAGCTGCCGAGCGGCTTGCAGGAAGTGCTGACGCAGGTGGGAGACGCGATCACAACGATACTTGATGCGCTAAAACGGATCTGGGAATCGCCAATCGTACAGTACGTCGTGAAAAGTACATTAGAAATGGTAATTCGGGCGGTGATTTCGGTGCTGAAAGGTGTGTCGCTGATTCTTGATGGCATTGCTGACATTTTGAATGGGAATTTGAAAGATGGGGTTAACAAAATAGCCGAAGGAATCTTTGAACTGTTTACGGCTGTCATAGTCGCTTTTGCGACCGCAGTTGCGAGATTGTTTGAATTCTGTAAACAGCTGGCCGTCAGCTTTTTTGAATGGCTTTCTGGGAAATGGACGTCCATAAAGGACTGGATCAGTAAAACGATCAGCAGTATCGATGCAGCTTTTGAGCAGCACCTCGCCAATGTGGAAGCAGGTGCCGCGGCGGCAGTGGATTGGGTCATCGAAAAATGGACGGCCGTAAAGGACTGGTTCAGGGGGCTATGGGAAAAGGTCGCCTCCGGTGCTTCATCCGCCTGGGAGGGCATCAAAAACGCGTTCAAATCCGTGCCGGAATGGTTTCAGAGCAAATTCCGAGACGCATGGCAGAAGGTCAAAGACGTGTTTTCGACCGGCGGCCGTATCTGGTCGGGCATCAAAGAAGGCATCGAAAACACTTTTCACACGGTCGTCAACGCCATCATTCGCGGCATGAACACGATCATCGCCGTGCCGTTCAACAGGATCAATTTCATGCTGAATACGATCCGCAACGCGCACTTCCTCGGCATTTCACCGTTCCAGAATTTGTGGGGCGTGAATCCACTGCCAGTGCCGCAGATCCCGATGCTGGCGCGCGGCGCGGTCATTCCGGCGAACCGGCAGTTCTTGGCCGTGTTGGGCGACCAACGCAACGGCAACAACCTGGAAGCACCGGAATCCCTGCTGCGCCAGATCGTGCGCGAAGAAGCTGGCAGCGCTGGCAGCCGATACGAATTCATTGCACGGCTGGATCGCCGGACGCTGTTTGACGAAGTCATTACCGAAGCAAAACTGCGGAAAGGGCAAACGGGTAAAAACCCGCTTGTAGCGGTGTAACACATGGCACAGGAATACATTAAAATTCGAAAAAGCCCGTCGGATGAATGGCTGGTGCTTCCGCAGCCGGACTCTGGCGCGCTGTCGTACGACTTTGAGACGACCTACACGGAGGACAGCGGCCGCACCCAGACCGGCGCGGCCGTCGTCAGTCCGCTGTTCACGGTCGAAGCACTTGGATATAGCCGGGCGTCGATCAGCAAAACTATGCTGTCGCAGATCCTAAAGATCATCGCCAAAGGCCAGCAATTCCAACTGCACTACTTTTCCGCCTACTATGGCGCGTGGTGTACGTCGTGGTTTTACGTCGGCAAAGGGCAGCTGAATATCGGGCGCCTGAACGAAGGCAAGGAGCTGTTTACGTCCCTGGATTTTAACATGGTCAGCGTCAATCCGCTGACGTGATTGGTGGTGGCATGATATGCGAACAGTCGAAAGTCAAATTACAAGCGTCTACCCATCGCAGACGAACTTTGTGGTCGAAGCATATTTTACGTGGGATCACGATGTGACATTGGTGCATTATGGCGGCACAACTGTGACGGTCAAGGCCGGAGAGCACCTGCAGGCAAGCAACTCGCAGTTCCGCCCGGGCGGGACGAAAATCACAGCGCAGATATCATCCGGCAGTTACCCAGTCGGGCTTTCCGCGTGCAAATGCGCAACAATTGAAATGTACGATGGTGGGTGGCAAAACGTCGATAACCGGAATCTATACGAAGGAGCGACCGTGCACCTGAACGCCAATATCACCATTGACGGCAATGGATACTTGGTTCCAATGGGCAGCTTTAAAGTTTATGAAGTGGAAACCGTGCACGAAGTTACCACGCTTACTTGCTACGATGCCATGAAGGAAGCGGACGTGCTGTGCCCGACGGAGATGCAGGGGGACCATAACTACAAAGAGCTGTGGGAGCTGGCGGCGCAGCAGATCGGCCTGACAGCCAGCGCAATTGATAGCGACTTGGGATATAACGCACTGGCGACCGTGGACGCACAACATACCATTCGGCAGGTGATTGAAGCTATCGCACTGGCTTGCGGTGGCAATGCCATGGTGTCTGGGGATGCGCTGTACGTGCGACCGATTACGTCTGCAGCAGATGTGACGTTAACACAGTGGATCAACCAACTGGAAGTGGCAAGTACGCCGGTCGAAGTCACTGGAGTGCGCGTGAAAAAGACGTTCGCCAGTGACGGGCAAGAGCACACATATTTTTCCGGTGCCGGAGGCTACGTGATCGAACTGAATGACGATAATTTGTGGCTGGGCATCGAAGGACCGTCCGGATCAATCACGGTCGCTGCTGAAGCAGTCGCAGAGACGGTGTACGAACAGCTGAAAAATAAGCCGATCTATAAGTTTTCCGGTGATCTTCCGGCCGACCCGCGCCTTGACATTTTCGACAAGGTCATCGTCAAGGACATCAACGGCCGGGAATACCCGTCAATCATCACGGATTACACATTCGTTTTTTCCGGCAAAACGTCGATTGGCAACAGCGTCGAATCCGGCAGCAGCTACAACACGTCCGACGGCGGCGCATCCGGCAGCGGTTCGGGCGGTGCGGCTGGGGCCGACTACATCATCGCCCAGGGCACGACCGGCAAGTGGCGGTGGCGCAAATGGGCGTCTGGCATTGCCGAGATGTGGGCGAAGTTCGACACGGATAAGCTGACGATCGACGAGGCATGGGGATCAATATACTTCGGGACATGGATGCGCCTTGCCGTGAACGTCAGCGCACGCCAGTATCCGTTTTCGTTCACAGAAGAACCGACGGTGACGGCATCGTATATGGGCGGAAGCGGGGATGCGTGGCTGATCTCGCTGTTCAGCGCGGCCGACAATCTCAAAACCAGTGCACCGGCGTATGCGCTGGCGCGGCCGAATCAGGGCACAATCAGCGCCCCGCGCATTGCCTATTATGTCATCGGAAAATACAAGTAGGAGGTAGCTATATGGCCATTACGATAGCAGACGGCCGCGGGGCGCTGTGGCAGTGGGACACCGGGCGGCGGGTCAAGATCACCGACGGCGACGGCGTCAAACAGATCCACTATCAAAATCGATGCTTTGGCCGCAGCGTGGACGTGGACGTCGGCACAGATGGCACGGCCATCATCCCGGATGAGCTGCTGCAAGATTGGCACCCGCTGACGGCCTACGCCTACGTCACAGATGACGCTGGCGGCTATACTAAGGTGCAGGTGGATTTCGCGGTCCATAAGCGCGCCAGACCCGCAGACTACGTCTACACGCCGACGGAACACGCGGGCTTTGACAAGTTGCGCGCCGAGATCGGCGACCTGTCCGCTCTGCAAACTGACGCGAAAGATAACCTTGTCACAGCCATCAATGAGGTGGCACGGACAGGCTCCGGTGCGGAGGTGTTCTACATCGACATTGGGGGCAGTTACCCAAACTACACCTGCTCGGTGGCGATGACCGATATCAAAACGGCGTATGAGTCGGGGAAGGTGCTGAAATGCCGGTATAGGCACGGCCTTATTACAGAAACATTGCCACTGATAGCTGTAATGCCGCTTTACGGATGGGTTTTTTCCATTGGCGGTGCACTATCTATGCTCGATCAGAAGCCTACACTGTTTACGGTGGCAATTACCGAAGATGGGGTTTTCATCGAAGAAACGGAAATGGTGAAGCAAGATGGTAAGGGATTTATCTTGCAGTCAACGACACCCGGCAGCAGCAAAAAATTCAAGATCACGGTCGATGATAGTGGTGCGCTGTCAGCCGTTGAGGTAACTGAATAAGGAGGTTACAAATGGAAATTGTACAAGCATACGCAACCAAAAACAGATGCTACCAGATTGGTACGCCACTTAAACCGCGCGGCATCATGTTGCACAGCATCGGCGTGCCGCAGCCCAACGCAGCAGCGTGGGAGGTGGTTGACTGATGGAATTTATTGCTTGCAACACGGACAATTACCGCGCCGGGCGCACGCAGCCGGTGCGGTACATTGTGATGCACTACACGGCAAACAACGGCGACACGGCAAAAAACAACTGCGATTACTACCACCGCGTGGGCGGCCTGCAGGCGAGCGCGCACTATTTCGTGGACGAGTACGGCGCGATGCAGTCCGTGCGCGAGGGCGACACGGCGTGGCACTGCGGCGCGCGGGCGTACTGGCATCCCGAGTGCCGCAACGGCAACAGCATCGGCATTGAGATGTGCAGCCGCAAGCGCGCCGACGGCAGCTACTACATCAAGCCGGAGACCGTGGCCAACGCCGCGACCTTGGCAAAAGACATTATGCAGCGCTATGGCATCGACACCGACCACGTGCTGCGGCACTACGACGTGACGGGCAAGCGCTGCCCCATGCCGTGGGTGGATGACCCGGCGCAGTGGACGGCGTTTAAGGATATGCTGACGCCAAAAAACACTACTACAGTTGAGGAGGACGACGATATGGTACGATACAGCAAAATCGAGGACGTGCCCGCGTGGGCGCAGGACACGGTACGCGCGCTGATGGACGCGGGCGCTCTCAAGGGTGACGAGTACGGATGCATTGATCTGTCGCGGGATATGATCCGCGGCATGGTGATCGGCAAGCGGTACGCGGACGCGCGCAGCCCCAGATATGCCACGATCGACGACGTGCCCGACTGGGCGCGCGAGGAGACGCAGAAGCTGGTGGACCGCGGCGCGCTGAAAGGCGACGCGCACGGCAAACTGGACGTATCAATGGATATGCTGCGCACGATGATCGTGTGTCAGCGGATGATTGACGGTAAGGAGGGCAAATCGTGAATGCACCGAGTAAAGCGCTGGAACTGAAAGCAGCCATTTCGGCCGTGCTGGCCGGCATGACGGCCTTCTGGGGGTGGACAGGCTGGTTGGTAGTGATTTGGCTGGTTGCAATGATTCTGGACTATGCGACCGGCTCGTGGGCCGCGCTGTCGACCGGCTCGTGGGATAGCGCGGTGGCGCGCGCCGGCCTGTGGCACAAGCTCGGCAGCATTGTGGCCATGCTCGTGGCGTTGCTGCTGGATGTGGCCCTGTCGGCGATCATCAACTACGGCGACCTGGGTTTTGACTTGCCGTTTACATATAAGACGGCCTTCTTGCCTTTGGTGGCGATTTGGTATATCGTGACGGAGCTGGGGAGCATCGTCGAGAACGCTGCGCACCTCGGCGCGCCGGTGCCGAAGTTCCTGACCGACTGCCTCGCAAAGCTCAAGGACAAGGCTGACGCGGATAAATAATTAGGGTTAAGCAATTCCCGGAGGGCTTCGGCCTTCCGGGAATTTTTTTATATGTATATGAAACAAACTCGCTCATTATACTCGTAACAAATAATGGATTCAATACAAAAAGGCTATTTAAATCGAGTTCTACGGTTTATATATTTTTTAAACATGAATTTTGTGGAAAATGTATGTTTACAAATCAATAAAGGCACGTTATCTTCTGAGTTGTGAGGTATTCAGGAATAGAATCTTACGAGGAGGGGCGTGTACTATGAGATACGATGCATGGATTAGATACAGTCTGGGCAAGGAAGTGCTGTTGGCATTCACTTTGACACTGGCGGTGGTTTTCGACTACTTGACTGGTAGCGCCGCTGCTTTGCGTACTGGGGCGTGGAGTAGCCGTGCCGCTTGTGATGGCCTGTGGCGCAAGGCCGGGATTATGGCGGGTGTGCTGCTAGCTGCTCTCATGGACTTTGCCTTGCGCGCGCTGACGATTGGCGTGCCAGTTTTGAATATTGCTTATGACGCGCTCCTGTGCCCACTTGTTATGATGTGGTATTTGCTCGCCGAATTAGGCAGCATTATCAAAAACATTGGGGCGCTGGGGGCGCCGATACCGGAATTTCTCACACGAGTGATAGCCAGAGTAATCGCCGTTTTGCGTGCAATTTTTTGGGGCCATAAATGACGTACTGTGGCAGCATGGGGATAATACGTCGCATTGTCGGCCATGATAAAGAACAGCCCTACGGATATTCCGTGGGGCTGCTTTTTAGTCCTGAATTTTGACAACACTTTTGACAACAGTTTGTGTCTCAAAACGTTCCGCGACGTGCCGAAAGAAAAATGA